ACATTAGTACCTCTAACTCTTTGATACATTTTAGAAGCATAACCTAATCTATATGCTTTTTTACTAGCTTTATCCAATTCTGATAATTCTCTCCTTACCATATCCCCTGTATGTTTACTACCTTTTTCGGAAGCTTTAACTCCTGCATCAAATGCTTCAATAAAATCAGAACGACTTTTATATATATCAGAAGCTTTCTTATAATCTGGAGAAGAATCTTTTAAAACATTAGTAATTTTACCCATTATATTTTTTAATTTACCAGCATCAATTGAAGCAAATGGTTTTGATTTAGGTCTATCTGGTTTTGGTAAAATATCATATTGTTGTTTAATTAATAATTTTAAAGCATGAAGATGATTAATTGGTACTTCTCCTATTAATTCTTTTGATGGTAAATTACCTTTTAATCCTGTTATTTCATTTAATGATGGTATTTCCATTCTTGTATCAAGATAAGCTTTCCTCATCATTTTACCAACATTATCTTTTCGTTTCATTAAAGTATTAATTTCATTCCATAAATCTGAAGAATTCACCATAACAGAATCTGCTTTTTTATAAAAAGGTTTTGCTAATTTTTCTGATTTTTCTTTAAGTATTTTTTTCCAATTAGGAGCATCTCCAATTCTACCTCCTAAGAATTTTTTAATTGATTTTTCAGCTATTGGTTTAAATTTTTCAATTTTATTCTCTAAAGCAGTAATTGCATCTACTCTACCTGTTGGAGATGTTTGATTTAATTTTTGACTTAATGCTCTGATATTAGAACCAGGTTTTGTTAAGTCAGGAAGTGTAGTAATATCAGCAATATCCTTATCTAATTCAATAATTCTATTTAAATGATCTCTTAAATCTTGTATTCCTTCATAACCTCTTGCTAATTCATCATTCATAAATTGTAATGAATCCCTATCTACTTTAGCAGGATAACCTTCATGTATAACATTACCATCAATATCAATTGTTTCCATCCCTTTTTTAGCCATTTTATTTGAAAGGGCTTTAGCACCTGCATCAATTATTCCAGTAAATGGACCAGAAACCATTCCTATTCCAGCACCAACTTTTGCACTATCTGATGCTGATTCTATTCTTTCTGGTGAATCAAAACCTCCAGTACCTGTTCCATATCCATATAATCCCATATCAATAGTTCCTGCAGTTCCTCCAAGGGTCATTCTTTTTATAATATTTTGGAACCATTGTCCTTCTTTTATTTTACCTACATAAGGTAGATATTTCCCCATTTTAGCAACAACCATCCCTGGTACTAAAAGGGCACCTGCAGTCTCAGCTAAGGCAGCAGAAGCAGGATTTTCCTTTACATAATTATTAATTTCAGACCTAACCTTTTTTATTTCTTCATCATAAGTTCCATATCCAAAACTATCTGGCATTTCAGATCTAATGTAAGCTTCTAATTCATCAGACCCACCAAATGTAAGACCTTGACCAATTTGTCGCATAACATTCCAAGCTGCCTCACCATGACGTTCCATTTCTTCAGCAGATGATTTATAATAGTCTTCGGTTTCTTTCTCTTTTTGGTATGCCTGACGTTCTGGAGTATTACCAAATAATCCTAAACCTTCACTTCTTTTTTGGTCAAGGTCAACCCCCGATCTTTCTAAAAAAATACTTTTGATTTTTTCTTCAGAAAATCTTCCAGAATTTTTTAATTTATTATAAATTTCTAAAATTTCTCTATCTGTCATCTATTAAACCTTGGAAAAACTTGATCTAAAAATTGTTTATCTGTTAAATTATTATTAGAATTATTTACTTCATTTGTTTCTTCATTAACTATTTTTTCAATTTCAGCAGGATTTGGTGCAGTTTTATTTGTTGCAGCATCAAGAACTCTATTAAATATTTTTTTACTAATTTCAGGACTCATATAAGTTTTATATAAATCAATAACAGTCTCCCTGAATCGTCTTTTTCTTTCCACATCTTTTGGTAAATCCCCAGGCATTGGATATAATGCAATTCTCATAGCTCTATTTTCATCATCCTTAACAGTTGCACCAGAAAATAAATAACCAAACATTCTGGATCCTATTAATGCCTGTTGTTCGTAGGTTCGTGCTGCAGCCCAATCTGCATCGTCTTTAAAAGGTAATTGGCCACCAGAAAAAAATTGACCATATTGTATTAATGATACCTTTGTTGGGTCCCATTTTGAACCTTTTAATGAAAATTCTACCTGTGTAATTAATCCTACCTTACTAATATCTTTTGCTTCAGCAATTGATTTTTTAGCTTCACTAGAATATTTTGATATATCAATATATCTATCAAGATCTCCTTCCAACTGTTTAATTTTATCAGTAGGCAAGCCTTGGAGTATTCCATATTCAACTGGACTAATAGCATTTTTTAAATAATCAGTAATAAATTGAACTGTTTCTTTACCATGCTCATCTCTAGTTTTTACTTTTCTTTCCTGATTTTTTACTACCTGCCCATATAATACAGAATAATGGCCAGAAGGTAAAATATCTTTTGGTTTTATTAAACTACCTGAATCACTCCATTCTTTAAGTTTAGTACTTGAATTAAGTACTCTCCCCAGTACTTTATTTGGACTAAGATCATAATTATCTTTTGAAGGTGTATGAATTAAATGATATTTTCCTGTATTTATTTCTTTCTGTAAAACACTGCCTCCTATTACTTCTGGAGGATCAAATTTTTCTTTATCATTAGCACTTAATAAATTATAAACTGTATTATATGCTGTATCAATATCACCTTGTGCTAAAGTATATAATGAAGGAATTTTTGAATTAATTGATGTATTATTATAATCTTTTAATGCTTTAATAATTTTTGGAAAATTTTCTATTTTTTTATTTCTATTTTGTAATTGCTGATATGCTTGTTGATTTTTAATTAACTGATCTTCTTCTGCTCTTCTATGAGTATAATAATCAGATCGTCTGTCTTGTAAACCCTGATGGCCTTGAAGAAATGCTTGAGTACCTAATCGCATTCCTCTTCCAATATCATCCCAAACTGCACCTCCACCACCAACCCAAGGGGTAGCTCCATCACCTACCATGCCAGATCCTAAAGCCATTAACCCTTGTGCTAATGGTGATGGACCTGATGCCCAAGGTTCTCTAATTCTTTTACCACTTTGGGTAGTTCTCATTGCATAATCTGGATATTGTTCAAAGTCATCTAGTAATCCAAACATTTTAATTTACCTCCATCCAATCGGATTGTCCTTGAAAAAGAGGACTAGCACCGATATTCATTAAATATTCAGCAAAAGGATTTCTTCTACGAAATCTAGGGTCATCAGTATATTTACCACCTACACCTTCTCCCGTATTTGTATCGAGAATACCTTGTGGAGTAGGTGGGGATTGTGAAAATTGAGCTTGTTGAGCACGTCTGAATTGGGCATAATCTTGTGGATTGTGTTCCATATTTTCCAACTGAGGTCCTCTTAACCAATGCTTTATTTCAGAAGGGGTTAATTGAAAATTTGCTGTTTCAGGTCCTTCATTCATATATCTTGGGTCATTTATAGGAACTATTTGATTAGACATTCCAATATTATTATTTGAATAAGAATGAGGTTGAGGTACTGTCATTCCTTGTACTCCATACCCACCTAAAGTAGTTTCTGGATCTTCAGGAGCAAAAGTATTTCTAGTATCTGCTAATTCCATAGTGATTGGAGCATTAGCTTGAGTATTTGGACCTGTATACAATTCATTATCAATTTGTTTCCATTTTTCATCTTCGGTTAACATATCCCAATCAGATAATAAACCCCTAAATTGTTGTTCTGAAGTGTTTACTGGGAATGATCGATTTAAAAATCTTTCTGTTTCCCCGGGAGTTACTTCTCTATGCTTACCACTAAGTAAACCTGCATTTTTTACACCATCTAGATAAGCTTCCTCACGTTGTCTTTGAATTCTTTGTGCTTGAGTTTCCATGTTTTTCCTTTTTATAATTAACCCATACCAAATTTTAAACCACCACTAAGACCTGCACCCAAAAGACCTACTCCCATTCCTGCTAGGTTCATTAAATCTGATTTACCCTGACCTTTTGCAGTTTGACTACCACCCCATTGACCTTGGTTTACAAAATTACCAAATTGTCCTAGCATTTGTGGTTCCCAATTTTGTTTTCTTAAAAATTGATCATAATCAAACATATTTGCACGATCTCGTTGTTGTTGTTGATTTAATCCAACATTACCAAAAGCACCTGCAAGTCCTAATTCAGGATTAATATTTCTTGCTTGGCTAGCTCCTGCTAGATTTAAGTTTTTTGCTGCCATTTGATTTTGAATATTTTGATTTTGTAATGCTCGTTGTAATCCTATATCCACTCCAGCCAAATCTGCAGCCCTATCCCAAGTTTGTGATCTTACATTTTGTTTCATTCTATCATATGGCAGAGCAGCATCCATCATAGCTTGGAGTCTTTGGTCTCGACTACGAGTAGAACCTGGCCCTGCTGCTCCAAGTTGTTGGGCCATATCACCTTCTGTATTATATGCCATTTGAATTGCAGCTTGTTTATCTGCATCTATTCCTTCAAACATTTGTTTTTGCATAGGATTCATAAATTTATCAATCCCTTGTTGTAATGTATTAGAAGTAACTGCATTTGGATTATATTGTGCTGCATTTTGTTGAGCTTGTCTAATAGCCTGCATATTTGGTCCACTAAAATAGTTTTGTAATCCACCAAGAAGATTTTGTTGTTGTTGTTGTCCTTGTGTTGCAGCAGTACCATAAGGATTTGCTCCTGTATATTCTTGGAATCCTCGGTCTAATAAACCTTGGTATCCTTTAGCAATATTATGTCTATATGGATCCCCTTGGTTTGATGTAGAACTTGTTTTAGTTAAACCTTTTGGTACTCCACCAAAAATTTCTGTCCCTTGATTAAAAATATTTGTAGCTCCTTTTACTAATTTATCTAGCATAATTCCTCTACGAGTATGGATTAGTGGAAGCAATATTTGGTCGACCTTCTGAGTCAATCATTGTCCCTGTTAATTCTGTTGTTACTAAATTACCGGAATCATTAACTGTTAACTTCCACCATTTACCATTTGATGATTGTAAACATATTGTTCCTGATTTAAAAAAATTATCTTTATCCAATTTTAAATTTTGATCATTTGCTTTTCTTAATTCATCTTGTAAAACAGTCTGTATGGATGGGTCATAATTATTTGGTACTGGTGGTAAATTCATCTTCTACCTCCTGGTGCTATATCTGCTCTAATAGTACCAATTTCCCAATCTTGATCAAATGGACTTTCTACTCTATATTTAAATTGTCTTCCTTGTTCTCTAACATCTACATAACCATCAGATGTAACATCATAATTATTACTAGAAGATTCTTGCCCATTTGGGGTATATGATGTCTTAAATTTAAATCTAAGGCCGTTAGTTCCTTGTGTGCTGTCAGTTATTAATTGAGTGATATTAGTTATATTCTCTCCATTTTCTATTTCCATAGCGCCCGTTTCAGCATAACATAACCCTGCATCAGTAGTTGAGTCTGTTCCATTTACTAATACCCTTTCATAATCTGAAAGATCACTTACTGATTGAGCAACCTGTTCTGTTGTTCTACTGGTTGTTAATGGATCAATTTCATGTTCGTATATAGTACCATCATCTGCTATTCCAATTGGATTATCAAATACACCAGGACTTCCAACTGCAAATGCTGTTCTACATAATTCTCCAATTGACCACCAATTTTCAGCATAATTATAAGTAACATATTTTAATATTTCATCTGATGTTGAAGATGCATACCACCAAGTAACTTCAAAAAATTCTGGATTAACTGAAGCATATATTTTAGAATCCTGTACTCTATTTAATTCCTTAAAAACATGATCTTGTACATCACAATTTAATGGTTGTACTGAACCTTGATATTTAAAAAATCCACCTTGACTCATCCAAAATGCCATATCACCAACAGCAATCATTGAACGATTTGAAATTGCTCCACAACTATCTCCTATCTTTTTTCTTCCATAAACATAGGGAGCACCAACCCAATCAATAGCATGTACATCTGTTGTGGTCCAAATTATTATTCTATCTCCTACAGTCTTGCCTGCTAGAATTTTCCCAAAAGTATCAACTTCAAAAGCACCTGCTAAATTAGTAGATGTTGCTCCCCATGTAGTACTAGATTCCTTATGAGACCATTGTATTTTTCTATTATTCCCTCCAGCTCCTAATGCAAATAAATGTCTTTCTTTTGAGACTAAAATAGACGAATTATTTATTGGAGCATTTGACACCACAGTTGCCTTTGTTCCTGTTGGGTTTGTAGTTGTTGGATCCCATTCATAAATTTTACCATCTGATGTGGATAACCCAATTAAATTTTCTCCCCATAAATCAAATACCCAAGATGATGCTTCCAGAACTAATGAACTATTGGCAGAATTTTCATTTCCAAATCTTCTTGCTCTTTTAATTGTTACCTCACCATTTCCTGCTGCTGCATCATTTACTATTCCTGATGAACTATAAACAGCAGAACCATTAGTTGGCCCAACTGTCATTGAATTTGCTGAAATAGTAACTATCCTATGGGAATTGGGATATGTTTTATTATTATCCCCTTGAGTTGAACCTGATATTTCTATTTCATCTCCTACTGCAAATGGAGAAGGGCCATCTGGGGATGTTGTTGCATCAGTAAATGTAGTTGAAGAACTTGAAATTGTTGCAGGGGCAGTAAAGGTAATATCTGTACCTGTAACTGTTTTTCTTGTACTGTAACCACCAAAATTTCCTGCACCAAAACCTAGTCCTAATTTAGCATCTGAATCACCTGCAACAAAATTTAATGGAGTTATATCTGTAGCTGATCCACTAAGTGAAGTATAAATATATAAATTAGAATTAGTACCAATTGCCATCCATCTATCACCTGTATAGTCTCGCCAAGTAATCATAGCCCTTCCAACTCCAGTAATTGGAGAATCAATAACTTTTTGCCATCCCCCTAAAGGTTGTAATCTATTATCTTTCCAACGAACCAAATTACTATCATGCCATCTGCCCTTTGCTTGATAAGCAGTACCATTTCTCCAAACTCCTGGTGGTGGTTGAAAAGGAACTATTTTACCCATTACATTCCTCTGTATTCGTTGCAATTTAATCTTATTAATGTTTTGTATTCTTTCATCTTTTTTGCACTCAAATGTAAATTATTTAATTCTTTTAATTTCCAAGTTCTAATAGTATAATTAGTACTACAATCACATCCTAACTGTACCAATATAGGTGATATATTTGGGATTATCCTCCTTGTTGACATGGCACATGCCTCCCATAGAACCCTGATTTGACCTACCGAATACCCATTTAGTTTTTGTATGGTCGGAGAAATTTTCTCGCATCCAATCAGGCTCGAATTCCACAATAACATCATAATCATCGAACTCAAAAATAATATCCATTTAATTTTTTGCTTCATCGTGTAATTTTTTTAATCTTTTTAAATGCTCTTTTATTTGTTCTTTAGTCATATTACCCATATGTCCAAACAGTTGGTCTTGGTCCTTCACTTGGTGATAAAGAATCTATATGAACAAATCTTTTTGAATGCTCACCTCTCTGATTCATTCCTATTCCTGATACCCCATATTTTTGAGCAATAGCAAATAATCTCATTGCATCTGCTCCACTTATTAATATATCAACTGCTTTAGCTTTTGTATGTGGTCCATTTTTACCTGTGGATGAAATTTTATTATTGTGGTATTCACATCTAAATCCACTACTTATTTTTAAAGGTCGTTGCATTTCATCTCTAATTGCTTGTAGCATTTTCATAAAATCATTATCCATTTCGGATTTACCACACCCACAATGACACATCATTTCGTTAGTAGTAAAATTTTTTGTTATGTGCATAGTTATCCCTACTATAATTAATTTTCCAAATTCTCTACGAGAGAGTAAGATACTACCTTTTCGGTAATTTTATTTATTAATACTTTTTTCATATGCTTCTAGAATCTTATCGTCTACTTTATTTTCTGTGGATTCTACAAGCCGTCTTAAAAGTATTAAAATTACTTGCTGTAGTAGCTTTTCCGAAAGCATACTCATACACATTGTTTTTACTGCACCTCCTATTACTGGTGCTAACATTGCTATCATTTACCCTCATTTGTTAAATGGTTTAATTTTTCAGAATTCTGATTAACTTGAAATCTAATAACTTTCACATCACCAGATAATTCACTTACTGTAACCATGAGCCAAGAAATACTTGCTATCACTAAACCCCCTACGACCAATAGTATGTTTTGTGGTGAAATCATTTTTTCGTTTTGCATTTAATGTTTAAAAATTCTTTGTTAATACATTGCCATTGAATAGGTTTACTTTTTCGTTGATCAATAAAATATCCAAGTTCACCTGAATTATTTGTACATGAGATTAACCCAATACTAATGATGAGGATTATTCCTACTACCATTACCAATATAAATTCTTAGATTAGTTACATCTCTTTGTAATTCTTCAATGTCATCCCAAACATCATCCGAATCCGATTGTATTACAATGACTGCTTGATTATTTTTTAATGCTGTTTTTTCTAATTCCATAACTGTGCTAAATAACCAACCCACAACTGCCATGATACCTGCTACAACAAAAGGTAAAACAGCCTTTACCATCTGTTGTTCTGCTACTGCTTCCATCTGTTTAATAGGCATTAATGTTCCTCCTCAGGTTCTTTTTTATCTTTATACCAATAATCTGTACTTTTCGCCAAAACTGCCACATAAGCCCCAACAAGAATATTGACAAGGTCCCTCGATGTTTCTTTAACCTCTGCAAAAAACAGTAAATAGAGTAACGCCAAAAAGGTAACCGCATTTGAAATTGAAATAATAAATCTTGCCCAAAAGTGTAAAAGTCTCCTATTTTCTTTCGCATTCCCTGAACCCCCCAGTAAAGATTTTGAATACTTTTTCATTCATTATTCCCACCCTCACCCGATATTGAAATACCTCGCTCAAAGTTAAGGTTTTGGGTTATCGGATTTAACTTTGGCTATTGCTTTATACCACTCCCCATTTTTATCCCCTTTACCAGAAGTCATGTCGTGAAAAAGTAGGTCTAGCTGTTCTCCTAATTGAGGATACTTTCTGGCTCTTTGATAGGATTTTGAATCAAAATCATCTCTTAATTCTTGTCGCTTGGTATCAATTTCAGATTGGCTTGGTAATTTTTTACCTTCTGGTAAAATCCATTCATCACCAACTTTTGTAACTGGGCCGATCAAAGCAGTTACTACAGCTACGTCTGAATCTATATATGTAGGATAATCACTCATGCTTGTATTTCCTCTAAAATAACATGTTGTTGGTTAGCTCCTGCTGTAATTCCCATTTCAAAAAACCACCCCACTTCAAATTTATAATATAACGTATAATGGTGATGTGTGTCTGATGATGGTGTGTGTATTCCTGTAAAATTATTATTAGCAGTCAGAGTAGTATAAGAAGGAAGATTACCATTGACATCCTGATAAAAACTTCCAACATAATCGCCATTATAAATATCTGCAAAAGTTCCTCCATCTACTTTATGATACATATACCATTTACAAGCCTGATAAGCACTACCATCAGTCGCCATCATGTTGTGAGCAAAATTAAATGTCCATCGGATCGTATTCCCTGCTGTAATTTGAATGTCTTTAGTCAAATGACTAGCGAGAATAGAAGTTCCAGTAGTTGTAGATGATGTAACCCCAGTAGAACTTCCATAAACAGTCTGTACAACGTGTCCTGATGGAAACGTAGCATTACTACCGAGTGTTACTGTTGGATTTGAAGCTAAATGAGTTAAACCAGAACCTCCTGTGACTCCTACGGGTAAAACTCCTGTAGTAATATCAGAAGCATCTAGTCCTGATTCTGCTTGTGTTCCAAGATTTGCGATATCTCTTGCTCGTGTCATAATTTATCCTTATCCTTCTAATCCAGTTACTCTTGCTTCAAGAGAGTCTAGTTTGGTTTTTAACTCAGTATTTTCAACAGATAATTCTTGAATAGCTTTTACTACAATAGGGATTAAGTAGGTCATATCCATGTGTTGTTTTACAATATCACCATTTTTATCTACTGCATCTTTTTCACCAGAAACTGCGATTGGAACTACTTGTTGAACCTCATGTGCCAGAAACCCTTCCTGATTATCTCCTCCTCTCTTCCACTTAAAAACTATTGGTTTTAAAGAATTAACTTTTGATAAAGCATCTGATATAGTTGATACCACATCTTTTAATCTATAATCTGAAGAAGTTGAGTATTGTGTGGATGATGTTGATGCTACATTTATTCTTCCTATATCTCCTGCAGAATCGTAAAAATTAATAAAATGTCCACCAGTTGCATCTCCATCACCTGAAAACTGAAGTCTCATTATTTCATCTCCAGCTTCTACAGTCGAATGTGAATTTGCAAATAATACTGTTCCACCTGCATCAGTAGTAGAATCTAATGATTCAAAAATATGGCCTATTATTCCACTTTTATTTTTTGACGATCCAATTAATCCAGACATATTAACTCCAATTTTGAACTATATAACTATAAGTAATATCAACATTTCCTGCTGTCATTAATTTTGATTTTAATTTCCATGTTGGTTGAAGAACTAATTTCTCATCCCAAACAAACGTATCCTGTCTATTTAAAGTTTGTTCATTTAATAACCAAATATCAGTACTACCATTGTATACAAATAGACTTACCTTTTCATCGGCATCATCTGCATGATTAACAAATATAATATTTAATATAGTTATGATGTGATTTGTTGGTACTGCAGAATTAGAAGTGTTTCCAGATGTAGTCTCATATGACCCATCTAATTTATACTCTGTGAGAGTATTACTGAGTTCATGAATTGATCCTGTTTTTAAAACTTCACTACCCGATCCACTTGGGATTGCCATTTTATCCTCCTAAAACCCATGATTGATGTGTTGAATGTTGCATAAATCTACCTTTATCTTTAATGATTGAATTAGTATCTGTTTCTAAGCCACCATTAGCTGTAATTGAACCTGTATGAGTAACATCACCAGAAAATGTTCCACCAGAAGCAGGTACAGTATCAAATATAGTTATTGAACCAATCACATTTATTTTTATCAAGTCTCCATCTGATGGAGCTGTTGCAAATGTAATAGTAGATGTTGTTCGGGTATAATCATTTGATCCCCCTTCCACAATAAGAATCCCATTCAAATAAACTTCAATATGATCACCTGCATTAGATGGGATCGAAAAAGCAGTTGTACCTGTTGATGTATCGGTACCTTGTAAAAATTCATACGAATTTATAACTGCACCATTTTCATCTGCTTGTTTACCTAAATATGGCATTATGTTATCTCCATGTATGAAATTGCAATATCCAAAGCACTAGCAGTATCCGATTGTGCTTTTAAAATATCACCGACTTGCATTACTATTTTATTTCCTCCCATAATTTCAAGAGAACTTGAATTATTAATTGGTGCATCTTTTATTAAATATGTTGATTCATTTGCATTTGAAGCACCAGAGTTTGAAACACCAGAACCTACAGCAGATGTTGATACTAATTGTACTGAAGCTTTAATTGTTCCTCCACTAGTGTTACTCATCATAATTCCAAGAATAATCGTTGTAGTCGAACTAGGTACTGTGTATAGTGTTTCAAGAGATGTTGTTACTCCTGATTCATTTGTCATCCGAAAAGTATTTGCCATGTCATCCTAAAGCAATTGAAAGAGCAACTATATTATCTTCGGTTGCTCCTGTAAAAGCAGATGTGGTTGCATTTGTAATTCTACCTTTTGCATCTACTGTTAAAACAGGAATATTACTAGAATTTCCATATGTTCCTGCAGTTGCCCCTGAATTTGCTAAAGTTAGAGCAAGACTTGTTGTTCCTGACCCTGTTGCATCTCCTGAAGCAGTTATAGTCTGATTTGCAGTTAAATAAGTTGAAGTGTCAATATCATAAGTTTCTGATCCTGTTCTTTTAACCAACCCTGTGTCTGAATCAGGGATGTCGGTGTGCATCAAGGCTCCTGCACTATTGACATTGGTTGCATCTGTGACATCAGCACTTGCTTCAATTGCATCTAATTTTGAATGATCTGCATCTGTAAAAGCATTTGTGTCAGAATTTTGTTCATATAATACCTTAATTTCTCCGGCATTCTGATCACCTGTTGCTCCCTCTTCTGCACTTATAAATGATAAAAGTGTAGCTTTATTGATACCTATTGTTATATTCCCTGATGTTGTAACAGGAGAGCCAGAATCCACTTCTATTCCATCTGTCCCAACAATTCCTACTGATGATAATCTATTTGACCATTCTGTTGCATAATCAGTTGTTCCATTTTTAGTTAAAACCTGATCATCAGTTCCACCTGCAGGTACACCTCTTTCTGCAATTGCAGTATCCAATTCCTGAATACCATCATTTAAAGTACCACCCCATGATCCTCTTGAACTTTCAGAACCTGGGACTGGTAAAGTAATATTTAAATTAGTTGTTGGATTTGCCATCAGCTTACACCATATTGCCAGATTGAAACATTACCATCTACACCATCAGTCCCAAGAGTAGGAGAAGTTGTTTGATTATAACTTCCACCAACTCCATGACTCATTGTTCCTGCTCCATTTGTAACTGTTTCAACCAAATTTGTTGCACTAATTGTATTTGAACCTGTTGCAGTCTGACTAGGGCTAGTTTCAGTCACATTATAGGCTCTAGTCTGATTTCCTGACATCAAACAAACAGTATTAACTGCTACTGTTGCTCCTACTCCACCACCACCTCCTACTGCAGTTAAAGTTGCTTTTGGTCCTGTAAATACTAAATTTGATCCTGCAGAACCTGAAGGGGCAGAATTTGAATCTCCTGCACCATATGCTAATGTATCATATGCCGATCTTGTTAATTCCATTGATCCCCAATCTCCTGCTCCTAATCCCTTAACTCCTCCTGACCAAGTGTAAGTTTCCCCGGGAGTTACTTCAAATTTAACATTAATAAGTCCTCCCTTTGCACCATCACCACTTTTTGGAGTTTCAAAAACAGCAGGAGCAGTCCCAACACCAGAACTACATTGGAAATGTCCTCCTGTAACTCCATCTCCACCTGTTCTTATTGTGCCTCCACCTCCACCAGATGCTCCATTTATTTTTACTTGTAAATAACGAACACCTGCAGGGACTGTATAAGTTCCAGTATTTCCCATATCTATTAACTCAGTATTAGTAATTTGAGAATATCTTCCAATTGCTGTTTTGTGGGAGAGTTCCCAATCTCCTCCATGTTTAATCCAAACATGGTGTACTGTTTTCCATTGATTATCTACTTTTATATATGGTTCTACAACTGTTTCCCAACTACCATCAACTTTAACTTTTAATGATGTTCCCATCTCTATGCATACTCATAATGTATATCACCATTTGCTCCTGATTCAGCAGAAGGAGCAGAGGTACTTACTGTTCTTGCACCTTGACCATTTGATCCAATTGTTGGGTTAGTATAACTTCCTGATGTCATTGTAAGAGTAAGTGAAGTAATTCCATCAACAGTACCACCATTTATATCTGCTGTATCAGCCACTAAACTATCAACATTGGCAGTTCCTGTAATATGTAAATTATTCCATTCTGACCCTGAAGCTCCCAAATCATAAGTTGCATCTGCATTTGGAATTAAATTTGCTTTTATTTTCCCTTTTGGTTCAATTGTATTTGAAGCAGAAGCTCCAAGTATTACATTACCATCTGCTTTTAAAGCATTTGTCGTAAACTCACTTGCTCCTGCTTGACCTGTTCCTCCTGCTGCTCGAGTAGTTGCACTAAGTGATGTAAGTGGGGCACAAACAATAGGACCAGAATTTATATGAACAGGTTCCAAAACTTTTGCAACTGTAATAGTAGAACTAGAATCATCAACTAATTGTGTTTCTACAGTAATACTATTAGCAGAAGTTTTAGATTTTACAGTATGTATAACAGGGGCTGCAGCTGTCCCATTTGTAGCACTTGAAGAACCTGAAACTCTAATTTTATCTCCAACTTTTACATTTTGAAAATATTTTAAATCTCCTGTTGTGGAAATTGTTCCATCTGAACCTGCAGCAGCAAGATCAATATTTGTTGAAGTAATTCCAGATAATATTTGATCCTCTAATTGATTTATTATAGCTGAATCAATATTATCTAATGAAGTATGTAAATTTGTTCCCCAAGTTTGATTATCCCCACCTATTTCCGATTTAATTAATGAATAATTAGTTGTAAATGTATTTGCCATATTAATTCCAAGTTTGTGTTCCTAAAGTTTCTTCAGTATAAGTAACAGTGGTTGAATCAAGATTAGAATAACTTACAGAGGGGTTAGCAATATTAGAATAAGTTTGAGTTGGTATTGATTTATCATACCAATCTAATGCTCCAAAATATCCATTACCATAAATTGTTTCAGTTTCCCCATATAATATTCTACCTGCAATTTCTTCTGGATGCCAAATTTGACTCATGTATAAATATATTTAGGTTTCATATTTAAAGTTCCTCCTGCATATCTACTGTTATCATCTGACCCAATAACTTCTTGCATTGCTCTTGATAATAATCCATCCCAAATTTGTGTTGATTGAGGGTCCATTAAATATGGACTAGCCTGCAAAAGAGTCCCATAAAGATAAACATCAGGATGAGACACCAATAACCAATTATCACCAGAGTCAGCAACCCCAGATAAAGCAGGAATAGATTTATAATAATTAATCTGTAAAGTATATGAAGCATCTGGAGTTGGTAAAAGTTGAATTGCTGTTCCTTCTATTGTAAAATATTTTGGTTTTCCAGTAGTATTATCATCTTGTTCTCTAAAATCATCTGATCTATCTGATGTAACATAAATTAATCTTTTAGGTGGTGATGTAGATGTTAATTCTATATTTAACATTTCTTGAAAATCAGAAGGTAGTCCAATATATTGAGCAGTAGCAGTAGTAGTTGTTCTTGTTAACATTTGTCTTGTTCTTAAATTTCTGTTAAATGAAGCTTCTGCTAATGTAATAAATTCTGGAATTCTGGATGTTAAATCACTTCTATTCAACCAATTAGCTACTGCTGTATGTAATTCTGATTTTGTAGATATAGCCATTTATGATAAATGTCCTTCCCATGTTCTAAATGGTTTATTTTCTGGTTTATCTAACCATTTTAATAATCTTTTTTTATCTTGTAAAATACCTTTCCTAGAAAGTTCTGCTGCTATTACTGGAGGAATTTCTGCAACTTTTCTTGATTCGTCATGTCTATTAATAGGAGTTTCTCTTAAATATTTTGCATAATCAAGAGTTGCTTGAATATCCTGTTGTTTTGTAACATGGAAAGTACCATCTCCATCTTCAGTATGGACTTTAGTCTCCACACCATTTAATTTTCCTAAATCAGTTGTTGTTTTTGGCATAATAAAAATGGGCCCCTTTTCAGAGGCCCTTAATTTAAGGTTTACGGATCAACGTCTGCAACAAGTCCATGTGCTGCTTCATTATCCACTTGGAGACCACCCTCCCAAGTAATAAACCTGGAAGTTGCATCCCCAGTTGTACCAAGTTCACCAACCTCGAAAGGTCTTAGTTGTGCAACCTTAGCATATTCTGGATTAATTAACCAGCAATCACTAGCTCTTTGAAAACGATTTGCATGAACTGTATATGTTCCAAAGTCACCAATATATACTGAAACATTAGCTTGTACTTCATCAGCTTTTGATGGGAGTGCTACAACCTGAGTGGCTGATGCTCTACCTCCGAATGCACTGATTAATTGCTTTTGAGCAGATCCAGCCATAATCATTGTAGGTTGATCTCCTGAATTATCAAAGCAACTTTTCATTACAACTTTTAACAAAGCTTCTGTTAAAGCTCTATCAGTACCATCTCCTCTAGCATCTGTTCCCCCAGATGTATCAGTTGGGTTACTAGGACTACCAGAATGTGTTACTGGACAGTTTGTTGCTACATAGGAACTTAATCCTGCCGATGTTCTAGCAGTAGTTGCATTCCCTGTATTAACTACTGAATTACTAAGTACTAATGTTTCGACATCACGCTTCATAGCTCTAGACAATAAAGCAATTTGATGGGCCATTGCATCAGAAACACCTGCACGATTAATTGCAGCTTGTGTTCCAGTTACTGCTGCTGATCTTACCAAAATTTGACATTGATTAGAACAACGAACAGTATTAGTTGGGGCAGCAGTAGAAACTGCATTACCTTCAATTTGTGCTGTTGTTGAAACAGCAGGCAGGGCTTCCGTCTGCCATTCAAATTTAGTATTACTTACGCTACGTTTACCAACAGCAGATACAAAAGGAGTTTCTTCTGGAGAGATATTATATATCACATCCGAAAGATCTTCCCTAATACCTTTTGCAGTATATGTATCGAAAGCGTTTGTTACTTTCGCCATGTTGTTTTTCCTTTCTTACAACAGATGTTTAAAAATTTGTTCAGCATCAGACATTTTGCCTGTTTTTGCTAATTTCTGTTTGGCTTTTGAAACAGCTGTATGTTTTTTAGGTTGTTGGGCAGCAGAACCTGGAGATATTGGTCTTATTGCTTCTCTTACAGGTTTAAGCTTAGTAGCTCCTTTACCTGATAATCCTGAAGCTTTCATACCTGCTCTTAAGGCTAATACTGCTCTACTATCATAAATTTGAGAAATTTCATTAGGAGTATAACCAATACTTTGTGCATACATCTTAATTTCATTTTTTTCTCTTTGCATAACTTGAGGATCTTTCCACTCTGGGATTGTATTAATTAATACATCATGTTGTTGAGTTAAATATTCTTGCATTTGAGCATTTTGTTCTTGATACTGTTCTTGTTGTAATCGAAATTGCTCTTGCTTTAACTCTAATGCTTTCTCTTTTTGTGAACGATGAGCTTCTTTTTGTCTCATCCATTCAAGAGGGTCAGCTTCATACAATTTATCCCAATCTGGTTCTTTAACAGTTTGGGCTTGTTGTTCTAAAATTAACTTATCAACATTTTGTTTATAATATTCCCTTTGTCTTAAAATATCCTGTTTTGCTGCTTCAAGTTGCTTTCTTTCGTCAGCAAGTGCCTGAGTTTTCTTTGTATAATCACTTTGCCTTTGGTAACCTTTTAAAGCTTCATCAAGGGTAATCTCCATATCTTCACCATCCAATTTAATTGGATAATATTGTTCTTCAGAAGATTCCTGTTCTGTTACCTCTTCAGTTTCCTCTTGCTCAGTAAGTTCTGGTTCGGAAGTCTCCGATTCCGTTTGTACTTCTTCTTGAACTTCCTCTGCAGTATCTGAATCCATCTGCTGTTGGGTATCGGGTGGATTCCCGGCCAACATTGACTGAATTTGTTCTTCTGCCTGTTGGAGTCCTGTTTCCATGGTTGCTCCTTATATAAAAAATTTAATTAACGTTTACGCTTCAATGATTTTTGAAGTCGGTCTTTGTGAAATTCACCTTTTTGCATTATAACAGATAGATGTGTCCGGAACTCTCCTATTGCCCAAACCAACTGCCATAAAATATCTCTTTGTTCGATTTCATCTGTTTTAGAATGTTTCCATGTTTGGATATATTCTTCTTCCATTTTATCAAGAGCATTCTGAAAAATTGGGTCTTCCAATATCTCTTTAGCTCGTTCTGCATCCCTTAATTCCTTTTTTTCTTCACTCTCCATATTATTCCAATAATGATTGTTGTTGGTTTTGTTGTCTTAATGCTTCACCTGCTAATAAACCTGGAGGTATTAAACTATAAGGGAAAGGACCGTCAGATAATTCTTTTTTTAATTTATCATTTAATTTTACAGACCACTGCATAAAATCACTACCTCTTTTTGGTTTTCTATAATATGAATCCTGGATTGGGGCTTCAGTAAGATCAGCTTGACCAATTTGTATATCTTGATTATTTAGTTCTGTATCTCTTAATTTTCTACGGAATTCTTCATTTATTATCACAACTTCTTCCACTTTTTCTCTAAATGTATCTACAGGATATCCTTCTAAGTAATTTTCAAGATGTTCAAAAACACTTATATCGGTAATACCTTCAGCAGTATATGAATTATTTCCTGCAATAAAAGCTGGTGTATTTGCTGAATAATCTATTTTTATATCAAACACATCATCAAAATGTGTAGCATAATCTTGTAATCGTGTTAAATCATTTTGAGTACTTTCTTCAAGAGAATTAAATATAGCATTACTTCTTGATAAATCATTTGAATTAGGTGGAGATGATCTTATATCATTCATAACTTCCTGAAAATTAATTTGCTGTGTAGATAGGGAAGTATCAATTGGTTCACTTAAATGATGAGGTACAGGAGTTTGGGCTAACAATTGTTGACGACTTCCAAGATCATCACCTATCACACCATGAATATCCATTTCTATATGAAAAGGTATTTGTTCAGCCTGTGATAAATTTAATACTTCATATTTGTCTACACTAGGATCACCTGCAACTTCCAATCTTCTCATTAAATTATATAAATTTTCAGAAGCTCCTCTAGCATCAAGCATTTCGTCAGCAGACCATTTATCAGCACTTGGGGAGTCAGCCCAATTAAATTTTATTTTACCATTTTCAACAAATATTGTTTTAATATTTCTATTTGCTAAAGTATTATTGATATGTGTTAATTCAACTTGTCTTGTTTCAGGATTCATAAGGTTTAAAAACTGATTATCTACCAAAACACCTTCACCAAAATCACTTAATCCATCAAGTACATTTTTTATTTCTAATTCTCTCATTGCTCTTACTTCTTCAGGAATATCAGTTGGATGACCACCTGCAGCTCTAACAGCATGTAAATATTGACCAGAAGAAGTATAAACATCTGGAGTAACCCTTTGTAAAGGAGCACTTTCATCAACATTAAATATTAACTCACCATCCACCATATCATAATAAATACCATTTCTTTCTAACATTGAACTAGCATCTGCAGCTGTCGCATTACGAGAATTTGGATGTAAAAGTCGTTCAGTCCTCTCCCTAGCACTAGAAGTAATATTTCTAGAATGAATATTAGGGTCGGGTAAATCCACAAATGGTCCTTGAACCCCCAATTCCAACCTTTCTTGTATAATCCTTGCATTATCTCTAATTTCATTATAATCAATACCACCTGGTGGGGCTACTAAACGACCTTCCTGTGCTGATGCTAAAAGTCCTTCGATTGGAGCAGTAATTTCTTTACCTTCGGTATTAGTAAAAGTGAAAGTTACTTCACCACCTCCTTGATCATTTATATAAATACCTCTATCACTTAAATATCGTTCACGCATACGGAAGGATTCATTAAGACTAACTATTTCAGCAGGAGTAACTGTATTCCCCATTGATGTTTTTTCTACTTTTAATTTAAATTTTTTAAATGGTTGTTTTTTCAAAAGAGATGGAATTAATACTTCATAATGAACTCTTAAATTTTCCATTCCAATATCTATATTTTCATGCTCATCTGGAATTATTTTTAATAATTTACCATGTTTAGCTTTATTTTCAATAACATTTGTTAAATTTTTACCAAAAGTATTAATTAAATTATCCTTACTAAAATAATTTACAGTAAAATTTTTACCTTTTTGATGTTCTATTTTATTTCCATTTTTATCAAATGCTTCCACATAATATGGAAAATTATCTCCTGATGTTTTCATTGAACTTTCATTTACTGTACCATCTGGATTAAAACTCTTTTTTGGTAAAATAAATTCATCAGATCTTTTCATTTTTTTAACTTTAATATGATCAACTGTATGGACACCACCATAAAGTTCATTTTGGATTTGTCTTGTTCCAAATGATACTCTATCATACCCTTCATCAACAGCTAATTTTAAAATCCTTTTTAAAGCTAATTCTACCCATTCATTACCTTTACCAGGACTCATAAATGGGACTTTAGGAGCTGCATTTTCATCACTCATTTCGTTAAATATTTTAGCTTTTAATTGTTCTTGTTCACTTATTTTAGCTTTTAATTGTTCTTGTTGATGAAGAATTCCTGCAATTTCTTCAGGAGTTTTATTAATATTTTTTTGTTGTTCTAATAATTTAATTTTATGATTCAATTCACTAATAGCATTATCATAATTTTCTAGATTATAAACACCTTCTCTATTTGCACGTTGATACCAATCACTTTGTATTTCAAATACATTAAGTATTTTTTCTCCAGATTGATCACCAACTCCAATCCTATCATCCATTCTAAGATGGAATAAAATATTTTCTCGACCATGATGCATTTTAGTATTATCATCTTCAAATGGGAACCTATTTCCAGGATCTGGGGGATCAATAGTTAGATCATCTGGGTACCATGTTTTATATTCTTTTTCTAATTCACTTTGTGCTTTTTTATCTAAGTCACTAAAATTTTTTCCAAATTTTTTATTTGAAATTCCATTTAATCTTTCAAGAGTTTCTTTAGTAATAGGTTTTTGTTTTCCATTATATGAAATTAATAAAGTTCTTTGATTTTCACCTCCAGGAATAGAATATTGACTATCAAAATTAGAAACCCAAGACTCTGTAATATCAAGATTATTTTTTGCCCAATGATCTTCAACATCATTTAATGAGATTTTTTTCTTACCTTCTTTTAATTTATCATTAAGAAATTTTTCATATCCTGAATATTCTATATGCTTTTTCCCATAATGTTCATTCATTTTTGATTTTAACCAATCAATATTTACTAATATTTCCCCTGTATCTGAATTAATAGTAGAATATTGAGTATTACCTTTAGATGTTAAATCAGAAACTATTTCTTGTGTTTTAATTGCAGGACCACTTAAAAAAGGAGGCTCCCCTTTCCCAAAAACTCTATTTAAAGCAATACCTGATTTTTTAGTAGCTTTAGAAAGAAGATTTTTAGCTGTCATTCCTGCCATACCAATACCTCCTAAAAGGATATTACTTGGGTCTGCAAATAATTCACTAAGAAATTCAACAGATGGCTCTTCCATAGGTTTTATTGGAAGTGGCCCTTTAATTAATTCTTGACGTTCTTCTTCATAACGAGGTAATGGGTCTTCTGATTGAAATTGTGTTTGAAGGATTTCTTTATATTGATCTGGTGTTATTAATCCCTTAGTTAATAAAACAGTCGGACTACCATATCTTAATAAATCCCATAAATCACCTGAAGCTCCATAAGATTTAGTAATTGCGGTAGGAGGTCTCATAAGTGCATGAGTTTGGTCTCCTAATTTTTCAGATATAGTTGGTCCTTGTGTTATATCTCTTCTTTTTCTTAATCCATGTCGTCTACGCATTTGGCAGGTTTTGTTTTGCTAGTTGTGCTTGAAGTAATGCAGTATTTTGTTTCATTTGTTCACGATCACGTTCCATCATTGCTTTTATTTTAGAACCATCCATTTGTGTATTATATTTAGCTTCCATCTCCATAATTTTTAATTGAGCATCAGCTTCAATTTTGTCTTTTTCACGATCATCCAACCTAACCATTTTTTCTCGTTCAAGTTCCAATTTACCCATATCATTTTGAGCATCAGCTTGAGCTTTCTGCATTTGTATTTGGATATATTGTTCTTCAGCAGAAGGTTGTGGAGGTTCCTGAGGTGGAGCCTGATATTGTGCTGGATCACCAAAAAATGAATCAATATCTTTGAATCCTGCCAACTCGACCATACGGGAGAGAGTCATATAGTACTGTCTCAAATTAACAATAGGATTTTCCAACCCAAACTGCTGAAGCAGGGTTTCCTGTTTTTGAGATATAGTTGACAGGAATTGCATTTTCTCCATATCATTACCAGCACCAAGAGGTATATCAACCATAACATCCATATCAACATCCCAATATCTTGGATCAATAGGAATCCATTGATTATTTAACCTTACCATTGATTCTCTATCTTGGTGCCGGTGCACTAATTGAAGAATACCTTTATAAAGTGGTTTTAATCCAGATTCAGCAAAAATCCGTGCAATTAATTCAATATGAGCTTGTGCAGCTTTTACTGTTGAGTCAACTGCAAGCCGTGTTGATGATTGCATATTTTCTGAATCCATTCCTTGTGATGCTTTTGTAATCCCTGTTCTTGTTGACTTAATTTCATCAAGCATTCCTAAAATTGGTAGAGCTTGCTGACCAACAAAAGGCATATCCAATTGTGTTACAGCTCCAGGTGACCGTGCTCTAATAATTGACCCAACTTCGGTATTTAAAACATCTTTTAAATTAACCATATTTTCTTGTACCAACATTCTTGGATTAACTGCCATTACTAAAGAATCCATAACATTCCTTAATATAGCACTTTTAATTCTTTGAATATCAGCAACAATATCTGTAATTGAAGACCCAATTGCTGTATGAGGTTCTGGTGAAGGGCAAAATAAAACAAAAGGAATATAATCACATGAATGATTATCCACCACATTATGTGTATTACCAATTGTACATATTCTCCTTAATTCAGAAATACCATCTTGATCTACATCTAATTTCATATATGATTCACAATATAAAACCTTTCTTTGTGCTGGTTCCATACTTGTTCTACCACGATCTGGTGTTTCTGTATGTCTTGCAATAAATTCTTCGTTAGTCCCAAAAGATTCATCTGTGGAAGCATATTCCTCTAATTCTTCAGGATCATACCCTAAACTTGTTAATTCCGAAATTGTTTTATAGGAACGATGAGCTACTATATCTGCTTCATTAACATTTTTTGCTCGACGATCAATAAGGAATTCCTCTGGTGGTAATGCTTCAACTCTGATTTTTCCTTTTTTAATTCTTTTCTTAACAGAAACATCAAATAGTTGTATACCTTCTGGAGTTTGTTCTTTTGATTCCATTTCAACTGATTCAATATCTTCACCACCTGCAAGTATTTGAGCTTGTTGTTCATCAAGACCACTGAATTTTGATGTTGTTACTTTCTCTGATTCTTCCCACCAATATTTTATTACTCCTGTTCTTCTAATAAGTGCATCCTTAAACACAGACATCATTGTGTTAAAAAAATCTGATTGTTGTTCCATTAATAAATTATTTACATAATCAGAACATTGTTCTGCCATTTGAACATCTTCAGGACTATTAGGAGTAAAATTTAGGATTTTTTTCGTACCAAAAAAGATACGCATTAAGGAAGGTAATATTGAATTGACTGTATCTCTAACATCATATGATACAACCCCTGAACGACCATCATCATTTTGTTCCGGAATATGACCAGAGTAATATTTACCAGAAGTTATTCTATCTTGCCCAAGCTCATCATCGGAATAAGTAATAGCATCATCAAGAAGATGACCTACATAAGATTGAATTTCTTCTTCATCCATTTCTTCAGGAGAATCATCAAGTTCAATTAATTCTTCTGATTCATCTTCATATGCCATTTTTTCCTTTTTATAAAATCGTTATAATCTAGCTTACCTTTTTCATAATTACATTTATGGCAGCTAATAACTAAATTAGTAATATCGGTAACTTTCTCCCTAGTTTTTAATTTTTTCCTAGGTATTTTATGTTCAATAACAAAAATATCAGGATATAAAATATCTCCACAATAATGACAAGGAGCAGATGTATCAGCAATACCTTTTGCATCAAGCCAAAGTCTGATGTGAGTTTCTCTACTATAACCACCTTTATAAATACCTGCTTCTTTTTCTAATTTTCCTCTTTGCTTCCATTTACAATTTAAAGAACAGTATTTTTGTCTGTGGTATTGGTATTTTTTAGGAAAATATAATTTCCCACATTGTTCACAATGTTTTTTTAATTCTTGATTTTTTAACATATAGCAATAATAGTATCATAAAAATTATACTAATAATATGCTATTGTTAAATAATTCCAGGGATATTACGCATTAATGGTTTTTGCCATGAAGCACCCAATCCTGCTGTTGTTGCAGCATTTCCAGCAAATGTTAATACAAAAGCATCGGCAAAATCTGGAGAACCACGATGACCAATCCGTTTTTTCATTTCTTCTTTTGTTTCCATCCTTATTTTCCCTGATGATTCAAATGAATATCTTGGAGAACATAATTCAAACATTAATCGTTCATCTCTAGGGATTCTACAATGTCTCTGTTCAAACCATTCTTTTGCTTTGTGCCACAATTCACACCTTAAATTTTTATATTGGCCACTAAGAGAAGCAGATTCACCTGTATTAATACCAACAACTGGTAATCCTAATTCCATACCTCTATCAACAATAGAGGCTCCAATACCAATTACATCAACAAGTATTTCAACTGGAGCTACTTGATCTTCTTGAGCTTTTTTATATTCTGCATTTATTGCTCCCATTAATTTCATTGTATCAAGTTTTGCCCAAGATTTAATAGGTTCTAAGATAGTATTACCTCTACGTTTACATAATGCTGATTTATCAGATCCATACCTAGCAACATCTAATCCCCATGAAATACCTCCTTCAGTTGGGTCTACATCTCTAGTAACAGCACTTTCAACTAATTCATTAGAAATGATAGTATCATCTGATGACTCAGCAAATTCTCCTAAAACACGAATACGATAGGTATTTGAATCACTACCATATCTTTCTGCCATTTCATCGATATATTCTTTTTTAACACGAGGTGATTCTTCACAATTAACTGTTAAAGTCCACCATCTATCTTTTAATCTTGTAAAAGCATCATAAAAATACCCTTCTGGTCTAGTTGGGTTACCTAATAATAATAAAGTAGCATTACCAGATAACGACCCACCTGCAGCTGAGAAAATAGCATCATCAACCGAACTTGCCTCATCAACTATCAATAAAACTTTATCTGAGTGAATACCTTGAAGTGCCTCTGGAGTTTCTTTTCGTGCAGTTCTACACGATATAAACGAACCAGATGGGTCTGATTTCAATACTATTCTTTCTGAAAATACTTCAAATAATTTCTGCAAGGCAGGAGGTAACCGAGTTAATTGACTTTTTAACTCAGCAAATAAAGCATCAAATAATTGACTAGCAGTTGGTGCTGTACAAACAGTTTTTTGTGGATAATAACATAACATATGATGCATCATTAACCATGCAGCACAAGTTGATTTACCAACCCCATGACCAGATTTTACTGCTAATAATCTGGATTTTAGAGACTCCTGCATAACTTTTTTCTGCCAAGGATCTGGTTCTTCCTCTAAGATATCTCTAACGAATTGTATGGGATCGTTCTTGTATTTTCCAATGAATTCTGTAAAAACATTTTGTTTATTTCCTGTAGATGACATAAATCCTCTGGTAAAGTTCTAATATCATGTAAAGCTTCATCTGGTACCCAATAACTAGTGGATGTTCTTCCATTATTATTATGATACCATTCCTCATGGGCAAAAACTTCTGGAGCAGAAACCCATCCTTTTAACTGATAAATACCATAAGAACCAATAACAAGTATATAATATTTATCTTTTTTATCTCTTTTCTTCATAAAAAGAATATCTCTGGGATGTGGTCTAGTTCTAACTTCATAATGTTCACCAACATCGGTCGAGTCGTAACCAGAAATCCCAGAAGGATAAACACCTAGATATTTCGCAACAGCAATTTCACCAAGTGCACCTTCAATAGAATTTCCCCATAATCCTTTAGCTCCAGGATTTCCCCAATATTCCTTATAATCCTTTAGACTTTTTCCAACTCTTGAATTTTGCAGGCATTTTAGTTGTCTTTGAAGGCCTACTGTTGAGCCAATCGAAAGTTCTGCCGGTGTCAGAGTTACTGTCAATAATTCTGTAGACATTGATTTCATTTTCCCTCCCTGGTACATCAATTATCCATACCCCAAATCCCTCGGGTAATTTATTCTCAAGCCATTTATACATTTTTTCTGCATGTTCTCTTGAGTCTAATTTTACTAAACCAGATCCTGTTTCCTTAATTTGTTTTCTAAGATTTTCCAGTATCGGTTTTGATAAATTTTTGGTCATATGGTACTGTATAAACAAATTCTTTATTATCTAAATCAGCACAATCAAATGCTAAATACTCACAGCATTCTCCTATTTTCTTTGGATATAATCTCAAAATTTTTGCATGAACTAATCTAACTCCTTTTTCATGTAAATGATCATCTATTTCAAAATAAACCTTATCTCCTATTTTAGGTTTTGTGTATGTTTCCATATTCCTTTTTTCTTTTCTTTCAGCTATCGGAATTCTCGGTAATAGATTCCAATGATTAGCATATGTCCCATGATCGAATTTAACAGTTTTTTCAATATAACCTGGATCGGTAGGTTTTTTCTTACTCATAAATTCCTTTTTTGGTTTTCAAAATTTTTTTGAGCTATATTTTGGGTGTGTGTTACGTTAGGCAAATGGCACCCACCGGGGTAGTGAACCCAGGGGGGCAAAATAATAAAATATATGTTACACTAGGCCTAGCCTACAAACCATTCTCCACCCCTAATAGTATTCAATAAGTACAAATTTGAACACTTTATGTATAAGTATTGATATTATTAACCTTTTTTACCATAAAATCATAAAATCTGAGGTCCCATGCCCACATGGGAGTGACTCTTTAGGACCCTCTAGCCTTGGTACTCCCATTAATTATTATAACCATATATTATAACCATAATATTATAATCATTAACTTTAATACCAATAACTATAATGATATTAACTATAAATAAGGCCTATAGTTTAATAATATATAGTTATATTATAGTTATATATATATAGTTATTACCATCTCCAACTGCTTCCTGTCCAAAAATCTCTTGAATGTTTTATAAATCTATTTCCATAAGAAGTAAGATGTTCTTCATTCAAGTGATCAGGTTCAGTATATTCTTCTGACCCAAAATAACTAAGTCCAACAGTTTTTTCCCATTCCCAATCTTTTGATCCAACTGATGGTAGACTTGGGTCTGGTAATGATTCACATTTAGTAATAGTTCCACCTTTATTAAGGTAAACCTGTACTGCCTCGTTAATTGCTATCCTGTGTTGTTCCTTTTGTTCAGGAGTATCTGTTTTAACTGATAAGATATAATCCTTAAAAGGTTTAACTTTTGGTTTATGTTTATATTGTTTATCAACATTTTTATTAGGTACAAAGCTTTCTCTGCATTCCTTATTACAAAACACTCTATTTATTGGTACTGCTTTAAAGTCAGATTTACAATTCTTACATTGTTTAATTGGTGCTTTATCATAACGTTGTTGTTTAATTTTCTGATTTCTTTCATGTGCCCATTGTCCCCATCCTATTCTTCTGCATCTTTCAGAACATCTCACCATTTTAAGTGATTTTGGAGTAAAATATTTATTACAAACAATACATACTCTAAGCATTTCATCTCCCATTTTTTCTCCTTTTATTTAATAATATTTCTTTATCAATATCACATTTTTTATCATATACGATTTCCATTAACATAATTAATTGTTTTTTATCAATTCCTCTCAGATCTTCTGCAGGTAAATCTTGTACCAAATCAAGAATATCATCAAGACAGTCTAGCATATTAAGGGTTAAATGTAGCCGTAACATTTCTCATTTTTCTATTTGTTTCTTTTTAGGTGTTATATTTTTAATTGTTTTCATTTGTTGTCGTAGTGCTTCAAGGTGTAGTTGTGTTGCATCACTTACTTGCATATCAATAGTTTGTCGTTCACCATATTCAATTGGAGCATATTTACTAGCAACCCATTGTTTAGCATTAATTATTGTTTTTGCACTTGCAGGGTCAATATGTCCTTTTTCAAGTTTTTCGGTAATCTCTTGTATTTGGCTTACTGTCATTTCAGCATATGCCTTTTTTGCTTCCTTATATCTAGCATTTAATTCATCATTAGTTGATATTTGGTAATATAATCTTTTATAAGGTATTTCAAGTTCTTTAGCCATTTTAGGTAAACTACCAAACTCGGCATAGCCATCAAATATTTTGTCCCAAAATTCTGAATCATCAAACATCCGACGTTCTCTTGCTCTTCTAGCTCTCCTTATTGGTGTTCCTGCCATTTTTCCCCATTTGTTTAATTTGTTTTAATACTAACCCATAATTATTAATTCCTCGAGGAATATTTATACCTTGTTTTTTAATTAATTTATTATTCCTAAATCCTCTGTAATTTACAACATGTTGCCATCTACCCCATCTTTTTTTAATTTTGGTAATATCAGGATGTTGGTCTTTAAGTGATTGTGCCATTTTTAATCTACCATCATCAGCATATAATTCATCTGTATTCCCACCTGTCATAGTCATTGTTGCTTGTTTTTCTTGAAGAAATGCATAAAATAATATAGTACACCACCCATCTTTTAATGCTCTGATGGATAAATCAGTATCTTCATTATATCTTCCTCTCCAACGATATGGAATATCATTTTTAATAAGAATACACGAATATATCCTAGTATTAAACGCTATGGCTGGTCTAACTGATATATCGGGTATAAAAAAACGATATTGAAGTCCAGATAATGCAACATTTTCATACCTATCAGTAAAATCCTCTGCTGCTTTCAATATTGTACCTGAAGAAACATTGATTTTCATGTTATTATTTCTTCTGCAAAAGTTTCTGATATTATCATCCATTATCCAATGTCTATCAGCACCAATTGAAATAGAATGCTCCCAAACCCAATTTCTTGCAGGTATACTTCCTTTTCCTAAATTACTAAAAGGTAAAGTATATATTTTTTCTGAATCTATATATTTTGCATAATCATCATACTCTTGAGGTTCGATAACTATGTGATATGGAACTTTCATCCTTTCAAGTGCTTTACTTGTTAGTCTTGTTTCTGATCTTCCTTTACTTATTATGTAAACTGGGTATTTCGGGTTCATATTCCTCTTGAGTTTCACCAAATTCTGTATATTCTCTATCGAATTCATCTTCATCAACCCAAAGTTTATCTGAGGCAACTCTAATTTCTGCTTTTGGGTGCCAATATGATTTTGTTAAAGCATGAATTTTTTGTCCTATCTTTTTTTCAAAATCTTTTACATCTTCTTCAGATTTAAAGAACATATATATCATTCTATATGGTGTAAGATCTTTTTGTTCATATTCTGGCATTTGTTGCCATTCTGTCTCCCATAAGGCTTCCCAACCCTCTTTATCATCTGTAATGTCACATAATAATGGTTGTTCCATTGGTTTTGGTTTTCCACTTCTATATCCCATATTTATTCCTAATTAATTTTAATTTTTATTTAAAAAATGTTGTCTCCACACCCAATTGTCCCAAATTTTCAATACAAAGTATTGTGGTTGGATTCCCTGCCACCCCACAGCATTTTTTATAATTTATTATCCCATCCAATACCTGTGTTATGAATTCCTTTAACTAAAAAACTAAATATATTATCATCCTTAACATCGTGATGATCATTACATTTTTTAATCCATACTATAACACCACCTTTTGGATCAATAGTTGACGCTCTAGTTAATTGTATATGTTTAAATTGTTTATCATTAGGGAATATTTGTGCAGTTTCCATTGCATCAATAAGAACTTTACACAGATTATCCAAATCAGTATCTGGACCTCTTTTTATTGGGTAATGTACTTCAACTGCTAATGCTAAATTATCATTATCATTAAATGATTTTGTCCCTTTTGATTTTTCAGTTATCCATAAATATACTACTTCAGCAATAAACTGTCTTGCTTGTTTTGTTTTTATTAATCTTTTACCAACTATTTGCCAATATCTATTAGCACTAATCGGGAATGGTAGTTTTAATTTCAGCACGAAAATCCTCCAATGATTGTTTTTGTTTTGCTGCTTTCTGTAGTTTATGTAGTAATATTTTCATTTTATCAGGCATAGGAACTGGTTTACTTTTTGGTGATGGTAGCATTTTCTTTTGTTCTTCCAATTGTGCCAAATAAATATTATCTTCACAAGCCATTCTTTTTGGGTTGTTCATAGTTCCCTCTCGTATATCTTTAATTGTTGGGAAAAAACTTTCACTATTAATATGACTATCAAAAGATTTTTTTATTCTTTCTGAAGTAAAATCATTTAAAGCTTCTGCCCATAAATTAATTTCTGGTTTTCCTAATTTACCAAATTCTCGAACATGAGCATGATAATTTAACTCACATTTTTTTAAACTGATTAATAATTGCTTGTAAGCTTCCTTTTGCATTTTTCAAATTTATAATCTTCAACACAATCATCTGAACAAAATTGTGTTCGTTTATGGATTTCATCAGGATGATTATTAATAATCTTATTACACATCTTACAAATTCTAATTTTATTTTTCCTTAAGAATTTATATTTTTCCCAATTATTCATTAATTTAATGTTTTTTGATTATTTTCCATATTAAAGAATTCAATATCTAATTGTGATAATTGATCTCTAGATTTATTTTTTAAAATAACATCTTTATTACGATCAGGAATTAAATCAAACCTTATCCCAATCCATTGATTAAGCATACTCTGATTTATTACATGATATATATCCCTTCCTTCCATATATCTATTCCTAATTTCTGATAACATACGACTAGCAGCATTAAGAGAATTCCAAGGTTTCATTTTCCCATTATGTTCTGCTTCCTCTTGTTTATATGCTACCCATTCGGGCCATATTTCTAAAAATTCAGTATGATTTTTTAATTCTTCTGGAATTAATACTTTCTCCAAAATATCATTAGTGGATGGATGTTTCATAACAGGGCCTATAGTTTAATATTTATAGTTATATATTATAGTTTTATATATATATAGTTATACCTTCATACTAAGTTCCGATTTTCTGGAATCTTTAAGATCTTTTATTGCTTTATTACTTTTAAAAGTATCAGATTGTTGTGACCACCATTTAGCTAATTGATCCATTGTTTTAATATTTTTAATTTCTTGTTTTGCTAATGAAAAAGCATTTTTTTGAGAATTTAAATTATTTTTATTTTTAATATTTTCTGCTTCAGTATCATCATCATTTTCAGCATATTCTCCATCATCATCTTCCTCAGGGCCTGCCGAAAGTCCAAACATGGCCTGTAGTATTTGTCTTTTAGCATAGGTTAAAGCTGAACCCACACCCTGAGGAGTCTTTTTGTCAAGATGAACTAAAGAATAATATGTTTGTATATAATGTCCAGATGTTTTATGCAGAATTATTGTGATAATACCATCTCCTGTTGGTAATTGCATTATACCTAAATTATGTTTAACACAAGCTTTATCAATTTTATTGATTAAAGTATCTAACATTATATAATCATTTTTATAATGGGGATTAAGTCCTTTTGCTACAATATGACTACCCAATTCCTCTTTTACTTTAAACCATGAAGCAAAAAGTTCTTTACCTGTCCCTACTACTTTAAATTTATCTAATAACTGTGTATCCATTTTAATTCCTATTTTAGTGTTAATACCATTTTACATTAAGTGTCATAACCCCATTATAATATCCAGATAAACTTTTTCTTTGATTAGGGTCAGTTTTATTATATTCAATATATTTATTTAAAAAATTTCTTGTATCATCTCTACCTTTTTCTAGAGATTCATCATCTAATCTATAACATTGGACATTAAATGGTCTAGATTTTTCACATACAATAAAAATAAAATCAAATTTTCTACCAGTAATAGCTTTTAGTCCATCAATATACCAACTGGCTTGTATATCATATCTGTATTTTTTTATTGAATGCATAAAAGATTGAGGTGACCCCGAGAGCATAAATTTTAAATCAATACACAAATCTCTTTCAATTAATAGTTTATCAGCTCTAAAACATCCTTGTACACCTATAGGATGATTAAAAAATCCACTAACTTCATTTTGTCCTAAATTTTTTAAAAATAAATCACTAACAATTTCATCATCATGTATTTGATCTCTCCATCTATTTATTTGTAGAAATTCATCTTGTGTTAAAATTATTTTTCCTTCATTATGAGCTTGTTCCTCAATAAGTAATTTTTGGGACTTACCTGCTTTTGTTCTAGCATCAATTTTTGGCATTACCAAATGTCTTTCATTAAATTTATCAAATTCCAACATTATAGTATGTCCACCAGTCCCTAATCTTAACCCATCCGAAGATTCCTGTTCATGTCTAGTATTATAATGATTCATAGATTGACCAAATAATTTAATATCTGAAGAATGGATAACTTTTTTTATATTAAGATATTCCTCAAAAGGCATATCAGTAATTAATTTTCCAATTAAATTATTTTCCATGTCCCTCCTTGTGAAACCTCACCTTATTAAAATAATAAAGTGAGGTATTTATTTTAAAAAGGATAATCATCCTTGGTTTTTGTTTCACCTGATTCATTATCATTTGTGCTAATTCTCCAGCACTGTAATGAATTGACATACCCAGATCCATTATCATTTTCCCATTTTCTACCTTTTAAATTAATATCACAAGTGACATTATCACCAATTTTATATTGGTCAAGTAGATCTGTTTTTTGATTAATAAATTCGACCTTTAATAATTCAGGCCATTGTGGGTCGGGTGCATGTTTTAAAACAAATTCCCGTTTTTTGAACTTTTCTGAATATTCATGGGTATCAAAAATCTCCTCAATTACACCAGAGATCTGAATTGAATCACTCATTTGTACTCCTACCTTCAATGGTTAGATGGCCTTCCATGGCCTATAGATACCAATTTTCCAAATTGGCTATTATAAATATGTACCTGAATTGGCACTATCCATAATTTCTTTATCAACAACCGAACATAACCTATCAGCTGTTGTTTTAATTTTATTATTTAATTCTTCGTTTAGAATTTGGCTTACTGTTGAAGTAGAACATCCTGATGCAGCAGCAACCATATTAATAGTTATACCCCTTTTTTTAAGCCTATTTTTTAGTGTATCTGTTTCAATCATCGAACTCCTTTTTATTAAATTTTGAATCATTATATATAATAAATTGTAAAAAGTAAATAGAATTTTAAAAAAAATTAAAATTATTTTAATATATAAATATATGATTTTATTATAAAAATAAAAAAAGTTTAATTTTTATTAAAAAAAGTGTTTACAAATGTTTACAAGTTTGATACCATGTTTATACATTATCAATAACGATGATGTATTTTTATAAAATAACCAATGTTCATAAGGAGATATTATGGGAACATTAATCGTAGAGAAAAAAACAACAATGTCAGAACTAAACAAAATGCCTAATCCAGTTCCGGCAACAAAATGGCATAAACCAATCCCTCATTTTCAAGCAATAACATCTGTTATAAATAATATTGAATCAAGAGGACTTGAAATTTCAGATCTTGAAGTTGGTACAAGTCATAAAAATCAAAGATGTTTTTGGTTAGCAAAATTAAAAAGTAAAGAAGGTGATTATGCCCCAATGATTGGTGGTAGGAATGCACACGATAGATCAGTATCACTTGCACTTTATGGTGGTGCTTCAATTTTTATTTGTAGTAATCTTATGGTTTCTGCTAAATTTCAGGATCGTAGAAAACATATGGGAGATATCCAACAAGAACTTCCAGAATTAATACAAACATCTATTGATAGAGTATTAATGGATAATACAATTAATAAAAAAAGAATTTCATATTATAAAAATCAGTCATTATCTGATAAAGATGCATATTATTTTATGATTGATGCTATGAAAAAAGAAATTCTTGGCCCATCCAAAATTAAATACTTAGTAGAACAATGGGAAAACCCACTTCATGATGAATTTTCTAATAAAAATGCTTGGAGTCTTCATAATTGTTTTACTGAAGTATTTAAGGATTTAACTTCTGCTGATTTGGTTTACCATAGGAACACAGTCCTTAATGGAATGTTGGATGATTTTACTGATTTCAAAAAACCTATAATTGATATTACTCCTGCAAAACCTAAGGAAGAAAAAACTACTCCAGTTGTAGTTAAAACTAAACTTAAGGTTAATAAACCTAAGAAAAAAGCAAAAGTTAATATCAAGAGAAAAAAGGTTGTCGTTTCTGATAAGCATAAAAAACTTCTTAAGTCCAAAAATATCCAAATAACTAATACTGGGGCTGATGTATTAGCTGATATTTTAAATGTGCCAATATCAAAAATGACAAAGAAACGAAAAGAAATTAGTGATGGAAGTAGATTAAGAGCAAAAAAAGTGATGGAAAAAGTTAGATTAAGAGCAAAAAAAGCTTAATTGTGGTGAGGTAGCATCTCTTAGGAGGTGCTACTCTAAGTATAATTAAAAAAAATATGGAAAATAAAACATTTACAGAATATTTAATGGAGTGCCTCGATCCAGAGGAATGTGTTAGAATCTATAGGGAGAGAAAATATGGGAAAAAAGCCTTTCACAAAAAAACAAATTCAAAAAATAAGAATAAAAATAAAAGGGAATCCACTTCAAGAACTATTATTAAACCTGTCAGTGGATCTGATGTTAAGAAGCTCTGATTTGTTATCCTTAAAAATTTCGGATGTTATTAATCAGAATGGTTCAATTAAATCAGAAATTAAGGTTAAACAGAAAAAAACAGGGAAGTCCACATTACCCATACCCTTGAGTGAACTATCTCTTAAAACGATAGCTAAACACCTTATTAATAAACCATTAAATGATTATATATTTAAAAGTCAAATGTATAATTATACTAAAAAACCAATAACTAGCCAACAGTATGCTAGAATTGTTAAAAAATGGGGAGAATATGCAGGGATTGAAGATGTGTCTGAATATTCCACTCACAGTATGCGTAAAACAAAAGCCTCTGTTATATATATGGAGACCAAAGATGTTGAAGCATGCAGACGTTTACTTGGTCAGACAAGTGTAATAGCAACTAGTGCATATTTAGGAGTATCTGACAACTCTGCACTTAAACTTGCAAAATCAATAATGATATGAGAAGAATCTATTTTAGTGAAGAAGATTTTGTTGCATTAAAAAAATATTTTGATTTAACCAAGCATATCTATCATAAGTCTTATATTGAAAGTGTAATTTCATTAAAAGATTATCAAAGAATGGATAAAATTATTAATAGAGTACACAAAACAAAAAAACTTAGGGAAAGATATGATAAAACAAAAACAGAAGGGTTTAATAACTTTATTATAAAGGAGAAATTACATGGAAGTAAAACGAAAAATGATTCCTAGTAATCCTTCATTACATAATAAAGTAATGGAGCATTTAGGAAAAATAAGACAACAAACAGGGGTAAAAATAACTATTACTTCATTTTATGAAAGTGCAGTAATTGAAAAACTTCAACGAGATAAATTCAAAAGGTCTATATGAAAACTAATTTTTTAATAATATTCATATTATTTATAATAGTAATAATTTCTATAGGAGGAACTATTATTTATGGTTATGAGGAATATTGCCCTAATATTAAAGGTTGTGAAATTATTAATGGAGAATGTCCTAGTTGTATAAAAATTGGAGTAAAACCTATAACTGATCTTGATTTAAAAAAATTGGAAAATAATTTTAAAAAATCATATCCAAAAGTTTTTAAACAAAATAACTTTAAATTAAAAGAAAATAATATTTTACCAGGAGGTTGGGATACTTATTCATATCCAACTTGGAAAGGTATTAGAGTTTTATTTTAACGAGGACCTAATAATCCAAAAGGATTCATATCTCTAGTTTCTTCATGAGGTGCTAAAAGAGAAGGGAACATCATAGGATAAAGTGCTCTTGCTTGGTTTTCATAACTTGACCTTCTCTTTTCATCTTCCATTCTTCTCATTAATTCATTAACCTGATTTGGCCCTTGTTGACTAAGTGCAGCTCCAGTAGCAGATGCTCTATTTTGAATTTTTGTATCATCTAATCCAGGTACTGGTAAATTATTTCCTCTTAATTTATTAATTGAACTTGATATATCTGATGAAAATGAAGGCCCTGGGTCTGCTAGTCTTTCTCCAACTTCTCTCATTTGGTCTGTTTGACTTCCTAGTAAAGCTCTTTTAGCTCTAAAATCCATATCCCCAATAATTTGCATTTTTTCCAAAAATTCTTTAAATAACCCTTGGGATTTATATAGAGCACTTAATTTATCTTTTTCCTCTGTTTCAAATAATTTATTTATTTTTTCAGCATTCATTGATTCAACATTAGTACCTCTAACTCTTTGATACATTTTAGAAGCATAACCTAATCTATATGCTTTTTTACTAGCTTTATCCAATTCTGATAATTCTCTCCTTACC